GCATCGTAAGGTGAAGTACCTTTGTAACCAACTACGTAGTATTGTTTCGCAGCTGAGTTTGCTGAGTATGGATCAATGTACACTTTGTATCTTCCGTTTAATACACCAGCAAAAGTGTTACCAGTGTCATCTACGTTAAGATTGTTGTTTAATGCAGGAGTGTAATCTAAAACACCAGCCATTTGAAGCGCACTAGCAACGTCAGCAGAACAGATAATCATATTACCTTTTCCTCTTCTTGTTCTTTGTGCAATTCTATTAGCATCTCTCTCTAATTGGAACATTAGTCCTTTGAATCTCTCAACTGACCATCTTCCGTTTGAGTCTGTGTCTAAATCAAAAACACCAGCTGTTGTTGTGTTAACAGCGGCACCTTTTTCTGCATTGATGTAAATTGTTCTTACAACTTCTCTATTGATTTCAGCAAGAATTTCAGCAGACAGAATATTTGCTAATTCTGTTTCTGCGTCTAAACCGTGGATTGCTTTCAAGTCTTGTGCAAGTTCCATAGTGTATTCTGCTTTTAGTGCTCTACTTCTAGCAGTAACCGTAGATTTCTCAATTGAGAAAGCCATTTCAGCAAAAGCGTTTCCAGATGAATCACCTAGAGCCTCAGCTGAAGCAGTTGTCATACCTTGACCTCTGCTGTAGTTTTCGCCTTGAGCACCACCATCATTCAGGATACCTGGGTTAGTTCCTCTATGTTCAGTTGTTGATGTTCCATCAGCACCTGCACTTGAGTCACCAGCAGCATTTCTACTAGAGAAATCTGTGTCAGCTTCATCAAATAAAGCTTCGTTTCCTGTTTGTGAAGTGTATCTGCTTCTCATTGCAAATATTAAACCAGTTGGTCCAGTCATTGGCTGAACACCAGCAATATCGTAAGCAATAAGGTTTGGCATTGCTCTTCTTACTAAAGAAATTAGGATTGGATCCCAATTAGCAATAGCAGAACCAGTAGCATTTGTAGGAGCGGCTTCTGATAAAAAAGCTGCGTCCTCTTTCATAGCTCTTTCTTGGTTTTCCAAGATAGTAGCTGTAACGGCACGTCTATAACTATCCTTTACTTTTGGAAGATCAGGATGTTCTAGGACAGGCTGCCATTTTTTTTCGTATTGTTCAGATAAGTACATATCTTCTCCCTATTTACTATATTTAATTAGACAATTTAATGTCTTTTGTTTTACTTATAGCGGCACTATAAGCAGCCATTGCATTAGTTAAATCAGGATTGTCCTGATTTGACTCTGCCGCCACATCATCTATCTCACTAGAAGTTTCTTTTTTACCAAAATAACTTTCTTTTACAGTAGCAACTTTAGTTTTAAAGTCTTCTTCGTTTTTATAGTCAATTTCTTCTGCAAGTTTGCTGAATTTTTCTTTTTGAGTCTCAGCTAAATCTTTAGACGCCTCATCAATGATGTCTTGTCTTTTGAAATTTCCGTTCTCTTTAGTTAATTCAACATTCTTTTCAATTGATTCGTTAAGTTTATTTTTTAACTCCTCAATTTGTGAAGATTGATCTTCTAATACATTGTATTTTTCGTCTGGAACATCAATGTAGTGATCTTCAAATAATTTTTTCAAACCACTTATGAAGTCCTCAGCGATTTCGCCTTTGATTCCTCTTTCTAAAGCAAGTTCGTTTTCTTTCATCCACTCTTCCACTACGTATGCAAGGTAAGAGTCAACTTTTTCTACTAACTCATCTTTAGATTTAGAAGTTTCTTCGGTTAATTTTTTGTCAAAGTCTGCTTGCATTTCTTCAGCGATTTCTTTTACTTTAGATTTAATCGCAGCTTCAAATACAGTTGCAGCTTTTGTTTTAAATTCTTCCGATAATGAATCTTCTCCAGCGACAAGAGCGTCAACGTGTTCTTTTACGTCAATCTCTTTCTTATCTTCTTTTTCTTCCTTCTTCTCGTCTTTTTTCTCAGCTTCGGCTTCTTCTTTCTTCATATGTTTTGAAGCAGTCATTTTACCGTAACCTTCTTCTTTTTCCTTGTCATCTTTAGACACTTCTTCTTTTTTAGCGTCATCTTTTTTGTCAAGGTATTTTTTAAGACCTGCAGGAAGTTCGCCTTCTTTGATCTCTTTATCTTCCGAATCTTTAGTTTCTTTTGATTCCATTGCCTTATTTGGATGTTTTGAATCTAATTTAGGCATTGGATCAGGCGATCCTTCAGATTTTTGTTGAGGGTCACCAGAAACTTCTTTAACTTTCTTTGTTGCGTCAGGATTGCTGTCAGTAGGTTTAACTACAGCTGCGCCTAAATCTTCGTGGTCTGCCATTTTAGCAATATGCGAAGGCTCAGCCGCTACAGCGTTCTTTTTAGGAGCGTCTGGAGCTGTTGCTTCCATCACTTCTTTTCCTGCTTCAACAAGTGTTTTTTCTGTTTCGGCCATTGAAATCTCCTCTTAATGTTTAAAACTAGTTTTAAATTGTCTTAATACAGATATTTATAAAACTAGAGATTTTTAAGAAAGTTTGCAAAGACTTTTACTTTAGCTTCTGCTAAAGCATTTCTTTTCGCACTTTCTATCTCTCGTTTCCAAGCATCTATATTCTTTTCAACGAGTACGCCATTGTCCCATACCCACTCTTTATTCTCCATAATACCTTCAACGAAAGCGTCTGGAGCAGACGGATCTGCCACAATGTCAGCAGCGGTTGCCAAGTAAAAGTCATCTTTTACGTAGTTTGCACCACCTCTTGTTTCTAACGAACCCATACCTCTACTAGATACTCCTAATTGAGCACCTTCGTCAATAAGACCTTTTACAATCTTACCATAAGGTGTGTTCATTATTTTTGCTTCACCAATAAAGTTAGAACCATCTGGATATAGTTTCGTAATCATATGTGAAACTCTTTCCAAATTAACAGTCGGTCCGTCAGGATGTCCTAACTCACCAAATGCTCTTTTTTTATTGATAAATTCTGCGTTATATCTTTTTACTTCCTTATTCAATATGTCTTTTGGATAGACACGCCCATTTCTATTTTTAAGATCGGATTGTAAAAAGACACCTCTAATTTTGTAATCTTTTTTACCGTTAGTTTCTTCAACTAGGTATTCTGCGTTTGAAATTTCTTCGGATATTAACTTCATTTTTCTCTCTCTTGTACTATTTATACGATTTTTTATCTAAACTCTACTAAAATTGTGTAATTATCCCCTACTACAAAATCTCTAGTAGATAGCAAAACATCACCTGTAGGTGTTGTTGCATTGTTAGTAATTTCGTCTCCAGCAGTTCTCAAATCCCAATAACCTTGACCACCTAATAGTACAGCAGTTGCATTAGTAGCACCTGCCCATAATAACTCTACACACGCTTTAGGGTTTGTAGTATTAACTGAAAACCATATTTTTGCAATCTTTCTATTGCCGTCTTCACTCATAAAAGTTGTGCCTGAAGCGTCAACTTTAGTAACTAAAGACTCGCCAGAACCATCAGATATGTTAGTTAGTTTTGCAACATACTTAACACCTGAAGTGTCTGATAATACTTGTGTTGTAACTGTATCTGCCATTTTAATTCCTATTGTGCGTCATAAAAAGTTTTAGAAAGTTCACCACGCTCTGTTGTTTCGCCTGTCTTTCTACATCTAATATAGGTCTGTACCGTTCCACCACCTGGTTTAGTATAAGTTCTTACACCACCTGATATAGTAGAATTAGCACCATCAGCTGAATCAGGATAAGTGTTAGATACTGTGGCACCATTTTCATACTGCCATATACTATTTGATCCTGTAACTGTAACCCACGCCATTTTATTCTCCTAATTGTTCTTCTACTTCTAAATCAAAGTATTCTTCTAAATCATCTTTGTTTACATTATGATGACTTGCAACTTTATCAACAGCATTTTCAAAGTTGAATATTAAGTTGCCTTCGTTTTTAACTAATTTAAAAACATCATTTACTGCCTCTTTCATTAAAGGCGATAAATTTCTAAATGCGTTACTATTGAACGTCTGGTTGGTCTGTACTAACTGGCTGACTTTCTGCATCCGATACCTCTGGAGTTTCTGGTTGTGTTTCTTGTGCTACTGCATTTGCACCTGTAGGTTCAACTTGTCCATCTGGTGTAAAAGTACCTGTACCTGCGATCTCTGGTTTTGGATCACTATGAGGTTCTGCTTGAAACATTGTACCTGCTATGTCTTGTCTTTTAGCGTCTAAAGAGTCTCCTACTTTAGTTCTTAATGCGTCTTTAAAAGCATCCCCAGCACCGACCATATCGTTTTGTGCCAACTTGTCTATAAAATTTTTAACTTCTTCACTCATTTTTTACTCCTATAATAAATCATCACTATTAGAAACTTGTGTTTCTGGTGATGAGATAATGCCATCATCAATTTCTTTTTTGATTTCAGCATCCATTTTCTTAATTTCTGTTTCTGTTTGTCTTAATATATTTCTTCTAACATAATTAACAGAAAAATATTTACCAACATAATCTCTAACTTCTCTTGCCAAGTTCAATCTTTCTCTCATCATTTCTGCATTTTTTAATTCTGCAAAATGACCGTCTTGTAAGAAGTCATAGAAAATGCTATCTCTTATCGCTGGCCATTCTGTTTCTGCAATAATGCCTTTGATAATTAATTGTGTTCTTAATAAATCATTAAACAATTCTGTAAATTTCTTTCTTAATCTACCTACAAATTTAGTAAATTTAAGTTCATCTCTAGTTATTTCAGATGATCTACCTAGATTGAAACCTTGACTTGCCTCTAATCTACTTACAGGTACGTTTAGTGATCTGTAAAGTTTTGCTCTAAAGTATTCTATGTCTGCAATCTCTCCTAAATTTTGACCACCTGGTAATGTAGAAATATCAGTACCTCTACCACCTTCTCTACTTGGTAACCAAAAGTCTTCAAGCATTGACATATAATTTCTGTCATCTCGTATTTCACCTGTTGAAGCGTCATAGACAAGTTTATTTCTATATCTTGCCATAACATCTCTTAAATATTGTTCAGCTTTTACCTTAGGTAAATTACCTACATCAATTTTAAATATTCTTCTTTCAGGTGCTCTAGCAATTCTGTAAATAACTGCTGAGTCTTCAATCATTCTTAATTGATTAACAGGTTTAATTGCCTTATGTAAATAAGATAACACTAAACCGTTTTTATTTTGATCTATAACACCAGATGGACAATATGCAATTGTGTCAACTGCAATTTTAATACCTTGTATTGCAGCCGATCCTTGTATACCTCTTTCGTTATATACAAAGTATTCTACTGTTTCGTCTGCTATATTAATATTAGTAGGAGAAACCATACCTTCTGGTCTTCTCTTTCTAACTTCTCTAATTTTTTTGACTTTTCTAGGATCAAGGTACTTTAATTCAGTTATACCGTTTTTAGGATTTTCTGCGTCAATAACTTTTTGAAAAAATATCCTACCGTCAACGTACCATCTTCTAAAAAGATCGTGTCCTCTAGTATTAAACTGAAGCATTTTTAATACTTCAGCAAATTCTGTTTCTATTGTTTGTTTAATTTTTGATGAATAGTTTAATTGATCCGTAACAACTTTAACAGATTGTTTATTTTCATTAGAAGTAATTGCCTCATTGACAATATCCTCAATCGCCATATCACATTCTGGATGTAAAGCGATTTCTCTATATCTTCTAATTAAATCCTGCTCAGTCTTGGCAGTACCTTCCATATCAAGGTAACTGCCAAAGAAACCACCAGCGGCAACGACTTGTGTGCCGTCTTCCGCTTGTGGTTGACTGAATTGTTGTTTTGGATCTGTTTTAGGTTTGACCCTAGTAATATTAAACCCAAATAACTCTGCCATAATTTAATCTCCTATATACTACTTATAATGATATTAAGTAGTCGTATTTGTTTCAAAGTATTGATATTGGAATGTAACTCCGAAAGACTCAACTTCGTCAACTGTTCCGTAGTTCAAAGCAATATCACTTAACTCAACAGGATATGCACCTCGCAAAGTATAAGATTTTAAA